TATGGATTTCATGATGCGGCTAAAACGATAATTGACTTGAATGGTAACATAATATACGCAGGTCATGCTGAACGTTATAGTCGTTTAAAGAATGACAAATATTTACATCCTAATATGCCTGAAGATCAAGGTATTAAAGTGTTCTACGAGAAACCAATTCTTAAGAGCACTCGAATGTTATATTCTGGTCAAAAGTTTAAATTCAGAGAACTCACTACTAAATCATTTCATCATCATTGGTCTCACGCTGCAGCATCTTATTACACAAAACCGTTTACAAATGAACCCGTTTGTGTTATAATAGATGCTATAGGAGAATGGGATACGTGTTCTATTTGGTATAAAAAGAAGAAGGTATGGTCACAGAAATACCCATATTCATTAGGTTTATTCTATTCTGCAATAACTCAGAGGTTAGGATTAAAACCGCAAGAAGATGAATATATTACAATGGGAATGGCTGCTTTTGGTGAGCCTATATATGATTTAGAATATCTTCTTGAAACAAATCTTCATAAGGGTTGTGGAAATATACTACCAAATGCGCGCAATGAAGACATCGCAGCATCTGCTCAATGGTTAATAGAAAATAAGATTATTCAAATTATGCAAAAGGCTAGAAAATATTCAAGTTACCTTTGTTATGGTGGAGGAGTTGCATTGAACTGTGTTGCTAACAGTAAAATAACATATCTATTTGATGATATTTGGATGATGCCTAATCCCGGTGATGCGGGTGCTAGTTTAGGTGCGGCCGCAGCATACTTGGATAAACCAATTAAATGGAAAGATGTGTATCTTGGACATGACATTCAAGTTAATGTTTCGCCTAGTAAGGTTGCTGAACATATCTATAAGCATTCCTATTGCGGTGTTGCTCATGGTCGTGCAGAGTTCGGTCCTCGTAGTTTGGGCAATAGGAGCTTCCTTGCTGATCCTAGAAAGGATATTGCAGAAACTGTTAACACTATTAAAAAACGACAAAAATTTCGACCCTTTGCACCTGCAATCTTGGAAGAATTTGCTGATGAATACTTCGAAGGACCAATGAATGAATACATGCAATATGTTGCAAAAGCAAAACATGATCTAAAATCTGTCACGCACGTGGACGGGTCTGCGCGCGTGCAGGTAGTAAAAAAGAACTGTAGGTCTATATTAAGACCCATATTAGAAGAATGGTGGAAGATGAGTAGGTGTCCTATGCTACTTAATACATCGTTAAACATAAAAGGCGAACCCATTATAAATACATGGAAAGATGCCGAAAATTGGAGTAAGAAATATGCGGTCGCTGTGTATTAGTACAGGATGCAGTTTTACTGATCATGATTTTTTTAATCATACCTATGGTATAGACAACCCATCTGGATTTAAATGGTGGGATCAACATTTAGCAGAACATGCTGGTTTAAAATTAATCAATTGTGCAAAGAGTGGCGATGGGCCCATAAATCATTTAACTCGTACATTACAAGCAATTGCTAAATACGGTGAAGATATTGAACTTATAACTATAGGAATGAGTAGCTGGTCTCGATTTATGTTTCCTTATATGCATGGTTTGACAAAAAATAATCCTCCACATTTTTTGGGCAGAGGTAAACCAGGCATGTATGCATGGAATGAACTTCGAAAAGAATATCCTGAAGAGATTTATAAAGCAACAGTTAAAACCGCTTTTACTTGTATGTACGCTATACAACAAGCTGCTAAAGCAAATGGTATAAAATTATTCGTATTTCAATTATTACACCCTGTTAATACAGTACAAGATTTTGGCCTAGCTGATAATTCACGACCTCCAGGCTATATAACAGGTTTGCTGAATTTTGAAAAAAGTAAAACAAAAAGAAAACTAGATGTAATTTATGCTACATATAAAATTATAGAAGAATACTCACTAATGGAGAAAATAGAAGATGATGAACAGTTTTGGGGTGCACCGTTTATTCCATTAGCTGGAGGAATTTATGTATGGGATAAAATGCATATGAAAGAAAAAGACGGAATAGATCCTGTTTCTCTAGAGCTAGCTAGAGATGGATTTACTTTAGATTATAATGAAAAATCGCGGAAAAACAATGCAAATAAACAATGTATTGATGCAATAACAGGTGAAGAACGTGATCGTACTGGAGAGCCTGATAGACATCCAAACAAAGATGGTCAGAGATATATTTTTGAGAAAATAAGAGATGGATATGATAACTTATATAAATAGAATAAGGAAATGGTTTAAAATGCATTTGACTGTTCTTTTATGGAGATTTAAATATAAAAGAAAAGATGCTAAACCAGATATTTTTATTTACGAGGATGACGATTAATGCCATATACACCAACGGTTAATTTTACTGATACCTACGTAGCACCAACTCAGGATGAAACTACCTTTGTTAATCCTACTGGTTTTAGATTACTAATCGATAATATGAAATATAAAAATGCTCAGTATTTTGTTCAAACTGCAGCACTTCCAGATGTATCTACTGCAGGTGCACCTTTGATGTATAAACAAAGGAACATTACTACTATGCCTGATAAACTAGAATATGCGCCCTTAGAAGTCGCATTTCTCGTTGATGAAGATATGATAAATTATAAGGAAATACACGATTGGATTGTTGGGTTAATAACAGAACCAGATAAAAAAATTGGAAGAACTACATATAATGAAAGAAAAACAAGAGATTTAACACTACAAATTCTTACAAGCCATAATAACGTAGGAACCCAGATTCAATTTGTAGATGCTTATCCTATTTCTATTAGTTCACTTCCTTTTACTACTAATGCAACAGATGTAGAGTATCTCACTGCTATTACATCATTCAATTATTCCTATTACAAATTCGTATAGATAATACTACAACTAAGGATATATTATGACGTTAGATGAAATACATGAGTTGTGGAAGCGTGACTCTCAAATCGATGAAATGAATCTCGATAATGCATCAAGAGATGCAGCTAAACTTCACTCGAAATATTTAGAACTACATTCTCATGCAAAACTGCATGTAAAAAAATTAGAATTAGATTTTAAAGTACTTTTAAGAGATAAGTGGCTTTGGTATAATGGCAAAATGCCACAAGTAAAAATAGATCAGTTAGGATGGAGTTATGATCCATTAGATGGTTTAAAGATCTTAAAGGGAGAAATGGATTATTACTATGATTCTGATAAGCATATTCAAGATGCATTAGCTAAAATAGAACTGTACAAAACACAGTCAGATACTCTTAAAGAAATATTAGAAAGCATAAAGTGGCGACACCAAACAATTAAAAATATGATTGAATGGCGTAAGTTTACATCTGGCGTATAATGTCTATATTACAAGTAAAAAAGAAAAATCACGCGTTCATAACCGTAGATGGCGAACCTTCAGCTCTTAATGAGTTGAGTGACTTTTTTACTTTCTTTGTTCCAGGGTATAAATTTATGCCTTCATATAGGAATAAAGTATGGGATGGAAAAATACGTCTTTTCAATATTCATAATAAAGAATTATATGCTGGTTTATATCCTTATATTGAAGAATTCGCCGGAGTTGAAGGTAGAAATTACAAGATAGAACTTGAACACGATGCTTATTATGGTTATCCTAATACTGATCAAGATATAGATATGGGCTTTTTAAATTCTTATAATTTAACTGCCAATGGCAAACAAATAAAAATAAGAGATTATCAATATAAAGCAATAGAGTATTGTTTAACAAATAAAGGAGCTCTTTTATTATCTCCTACAGCATCAGGTAAATCACTTATTATATATTGTATTACGCGTTGGTATTTAGAAAATTATAATAAAAGAGTATTGATTGTAGTTCCAACAACATCGCTAGTTCAGCAAATGTATTCTGATTTTATTGATTATTCAACAGATGATATTGGATTTGAAGATTCATGCATGCATAGGATATATGCTGGAAGACCTAAGTTTGCAGATAAAGAAAAGATAATAATAAGTACGTGGCAATCAATCTATAAAATGCCTGGATCTTGGTTTGAACAATTTGGATGTGTTTTTGGCGATGAAGCACATAATTTTAAAGCTAAATCATTAACTTCTATATTAAGTAAAATGAGAGATACGGAATATAGGTTTGGAACAACAGGTACTTTAGATGGAACACAAACGCATCAACTTGTATTAGAAGGATTATTTGGTAAGATTATAAAGGTGACATCTACTAAAGAGTTAATTGATACGGGCAATTTAGCAGAATTAAATATTAATGTGTTATTATTAAAGTATTCAGATGATTTATGTCAAGCAATGTCAGGTCAAAAATATCCAGATGAAGTAGACTTTATAGTTAAATATGATCCTAGGAATAGATTTATTACTAATCTTGCGTTAGATCAAAATGGAAATACACTAATATTATTTCAATACGTTGAAAAACACGGTAAACCTTTATATGAAATGATAAGCAATAAAGCACATAAAAGTAGAAAAATATTCTATGTATCAGGTGAAACGGGCGTAGATACACGCGAAGCAGTTAGAAAGATTACTGAAACTGAAAAGAATGCTATAATTGTTGCTAGTATGGGTGTCTTTTCAACAGGTATAAATATTAGGAACCTTCATAATATTATATTCTCCTCTCCTTCGAAGAGTCAGATTAGAATATTGCAGAGTATAGGTAGAGGATTAAGAAAAAGTGATGATGGGAGGCCTACTACACTATATGATTTAGCTGATGATTTACATTGGAAAAAGAATAAAAATTTTACATTAAATCATGCAGCCGAAAGAATTAAAATATATTCAAAAGAGAAATTTAAATATAATATTCACGAGTTAAACATATGACAAAAGAATATAATGACATAAACATAAGACACTTGAAATTAGTTTCAGGAGAAGAAGTTATATCATATGTAAATGATAGTTCTGAAAACGAATTAATTATATTAGAAAGACCTTTACAAATCCATCGAATGGGCGTCGGAGGATTCTTCTTTTCTAAATGGTACCCTTTTGCAAAGAAAGATGAAGCTATAGTTAATCCTAGGCAAATAGTATCTCATTCAGAAGTAGCTAATGATGTAAAAGAAAAATATATTAAGATATGTTTAGAGATATCTAAAGAGTCGCAGATTAAATTTGTAGAAGATAAGCCTGAGAAATTAGAAAATGTTATCAAGTTCCCTAATCGTAAAGATCCTAAGGGTCCAACTTTCCACTAAAAGTGGTATATCCCCCCTCCTCAAAACCTCTATCTATTATACCACAGTTTTGGGCTTTTGTAAACCCCTAAAATGAAAAAAAGTGAAAATAATTGAAAAAAAATTTGTTTACAATACCATGAAATTGTGGTATAATATTATTATTAAAAAGGAGTATTAAATGCGTCAGAAGAAACAGAAACCTCATTACGTGAATAATAAAGAGTTTTCTCTGGCTGTAGTAGAATATGTGAAAACTGTTAATGAAGCTACAAGAACGGGTAATGAAATACCCAATGTACCTAACTATATTGCAGAGTGTTTTTTGAAAATATCTCAAGGATTATCACATAAAGCCAATTTTATTCGTTATACATATCGTGAAGAAATGGTAATGGATGCTGTAGAAAACTGTCTTAAGGCAATTACGAATTATAACATAGAAGCAAGTACTAGAACTGGAAATCCAAATGCTTTTGCTTACTTTACTCAAATATGCTATTATGCTTTTTTACGAAGACTTGCAAAAGAAAAGAAGCAACAAGATATAAAATTTAAATTTATCGAAAGAGCCGGAATTGAAGAATTTGTGCATTACGATAGAACTGCTACTGGTTCAGATGCATCTGTAACTAGATCATTTGTAGATCAACTTCGTGAAAGAATCGAAAACGTTAGAGATAAAGATAAAGCCATTGCAGATTATGCAAAGGAAGAAAAGAAAAAGAAAAAGGTAAAAACCGGAAAGAAGGGCTTAGAGCTCTTTATGGGATAATTGAATGAAATTAGCAGTCTTGAATGATACCCATTGTGGTGTCAGAAATAGCTCAGACATATTCTTAAAATATCAAGAAAAGTTTTATACAGAAATATTCTTTCCATATATGAAAGAACATGATATAAAACAGATATTACACCTTGGAGATTATTACGATCATCGTAAATTTGTTAACTTTAAGGCTTTAAATGATAATAGAAAAGTCTTTTTAGAACCTATGCGTGATATGGGAATTACTATGGATATTATTCCTGGAAATCATGACGTATATTACAAAAACACAAATCAACTATGTTCACTTAAAGAACTATTAGGATATTTTACTACTAACGTAAATATCATGATGGAACCTCAAGTGATGCAATACGGCAGTCTAAAAATAGGTTGTTTACCTTGGATTAATGCTGAAAATTCAAATAATTTTCTTTCATGGTTATCACAGGTATCATGTGATTGGTTAGCTGCTCACCTTGAACTAAGTGGTTTTGATATGATGAGAGGTGTTAAAAGTCCTCATGGTATGTCTACCGAAATGTTTAAAAGATTTGAAAAAGTATTGTCTGGCCATTTTCACACAAAATCTGAAAAAGAAAATATACATTATTTGGGTTCTCAAACAGAATTCACTTGGGCAGATGCAGGTGACAATAAGTATTTTCATATTGTTGACACTGAAACTAGAGAACTTACACCGATAAGAAATCCTATAACAATTTATAAAAAGATATTTTATGATGATACTCAAGCCGATTTTACTCAATATAAAGTTGAAGCATTAGAAAATCAATTTGTTAAAGTGGTAGTAGTGAATAAATCAGATCCATTTGTATTTGATAAATTTATTGATCGTATTCAGCAAGTAAAAATACATGAACTTAAAATAGCAGAAACTTTTGATGAATTTATTGGTGCTAATGTTTTAGATGATAGTATAAGCGTTGAAGACACTACTGAATTATTAGACTCGTATGTAGACGCAGTAGAAACTGATTTGAGTAAAGACCGTATGAAATCAGTTATGAGAAGTCTTTATGTTGAGGCGCAAGATAAGGAAATTGCATGATTATATTTAGAATTGTACGTTGGAAGAACTTTCTTTCGACAGGTGATAGGTTTACGCAAATTAGAATAGATGAACATTCTAGTACTTTAATAGTAGGAGATAATGGATCTGGTAAATCAACATTATTAGATGCTGTTTCATTTGCCTTATTTGGAAAGCCTCATAGAACTATTAATAAATCTCAAATAGTCAATACTATTAATGGAAAAGGTTGTGTAGTAGAAGTTGAATTTGATATAGGTTCTCATTCTTTTAAGATAGTAAGAGGCATTAAACCAAACAAATTTGAAATATGGCAAAACGGTAATATGATTAATCAGTCTTCTGCTTCTAGAGATTATCAAAAGTTTTTAGAACAAAATATATTAAAGCTTAATCATAAATCATTTCATCAAATAGTAGTTTTAGGATCAAGCTCTTTTATTCCTTTTATGCAATTACCTTCACATACTCGTAGAGCTGTAATTGAAGATTTATTAGATATTCAAATCTTTTCTAAAATGAATCAGATCTTAAAAGAGAGGAATAGCACTCTTAGAGATGAATTGGTCGATGCAAATTATCATTTAGATTTAACAAAAGAAAAAGTAGAATTTCAACGTAAATATATTCGTGATATAACAGAACTTAATCAAGAACAAGTTGAAGGAAAAGAAGCAGAAATTCATAAAGCAGAATCTGAAATAGAAGACTTACAAGTTCAATCAAAAGAGTCAACTAGTTTTATAGTAGAAAATCAACAAAAGACTCAAGATGAAAGTAAAAGACTTCACGATAAAAAACAATCTCTTCAAAATTATAAACACCAGTTTGAACAACAAGTAAATACGGTTGTTAAAGATGCTAAGTTTTATGAGGAAAATAAAGAATGCCCAACATGTGATCAGGAAATAAATGATGTGCTGAGACATGAAAAAATGAATGAAGCTAAAGCTAAAGCTAAAAAGTTACAAGAAGCTATTATTGAAGTCGGTAAAGAAGCAACTGGTGTTATGGATTCTCTTGATAAGGTTTCTGATATTCAAGATGAAATTAGTTCTAAACAACAAGAAGTTCATTCAAATAATGTAACTATAGAAAGACTACAAAAACAGATTTCTAATCTTAACGGAGATATAGCCGGTTTAACCGGTAAAGATGGAGATCTTGGAAAGGCTAATGAAGAACTATCTACTTTATTAGGAGATAGAGATTCATTGTCTGAAGATAAATTAAAACTTATTGAAGAAAAAACCTATAACGATGCTGCAGGAGAAATGCTTAAAGATACTGGTATTAAGACTAAGATCATAAAAGAGTATCTCCCGGTAATGAATAATTTAGTTAATAAATATCTTAGTATACTTGACTTCTTCGTCTCATTTGAATTAGATGAGAACTTTAATGAATCAATAAAGTCGAGGTACAGAGATACTTTTAATTATTCTTCGTTTTCCGAGGGTGAGAAACAACGTATTGATCTGGCTCTTCTATTCACCTGGCGACAAATCGCTAGGATGAAGAATTCAGCCTC